ATTAGATGAATTACTGCCGGTATATTTGATTGTCCACCGGATGTATCCAAATACCTTTGTAATTTTGAAACAGGCATTGAAAGTTCTGGGTCACGTGAAGCATTTGGATTATCCCCAACCATAGCTAAATGAGGTGCTATTGAGAGAGAGCCAGAAGCATAAGCTGGAACAGATGAAAGTTTTCCTGCTGTTGGTGCAGCTACTTCACCCGAACCCCCTGTATCTCCATTTCCTTTTACAAATTTTGATTTAACTGCTCCAACCAAAGCCAGTAAAGCAATACCAGCACCAATAGCAACTAATCCCATTCCTGGAGCTTTAAATAATTCATCTAATGCCATTTTAGCAACACCAACAGCTATTAACGCTTTCCCAAACTCAGAACCAAAGTCTAATATTATTCCTAAAACAGCTTGTAAACCATCTTGCATTGTACCTGTTCCCGCTAGCATTTTACCTAAACTATCACCTATTGCAGCAAATCCAGAATTCAATGAACTTCTCATGGCATCTCCCATTGTTTGCCCAAATTGAGCAGCAGCAGCAGCATCTCTATATGCTTTTCCTAATTCATTTACTGCTGCAACATTACCAGAAACAATATTACCAGTAGAATCTACCGTGGAATTTAATTTATCAACTTCTGCTTTTAATAAAGTAGCTTTCACAGCTGTTCCATTAAAAGACTCTCCCATTATTTTAGCATTGTTTTTTGCAGCTAAAAAAGCATCATCAACGTTCTGTTGACTTTTTACTAAAACATCATTTGCATCTGTAATATCTTTTGTTGCCCCAATAGTACCTATATCATAAGGTTTTATTTGCACCCCTTGTGTAGATTTTAAAGCGTTTGTAAAAATATTAGTTGAATCTGTCGCATTTGAAAAGTCAGTTCTTATTTTTGTTAAATCAGCTCCCAAACCACCAAATACATCTGTTTTACGACCACCTAAATCTATTTCAGGTGCTTTTATTTTCTTCATAGAAGTATCCTGAACACTCATTTTAAGAGTCATATCAGTTTTACCAATATTAGCTACCTTCGTTTTAAAGTCCTCTATTTTCTGAGTAAGAGCATTAATTTTTTCATTATTATTTGCTTCTCCTTTTGCTGTCATAAAAGTACCGGACAAATCCTGAACCTTTTTCAACTCAGCTTCCATATCTTTTAAGAGACCTAAGGATTCGGTTTTTGTACTTTTATTTCTATCAGCAATTTCTTTTAAACCTGCTAAAGTTGCTTCATTTTCTTTTTTCCGTAAAGCTGCGGCTTGAATAGGATCAGCATTTAAACCTGCCATTGCATCAGCTTTTACTTTCTCTAATGCTTTTATTGATTCTTCATAATCCTTATTTGCTTGAATTTCATTTGAAACCCCTTTATCATTTAGAATTTGCCCATACGTACGTTTATCAACCAAATCCTGAAATGCTGCCCCAGCTTTTTGTAAGAATGTTACATTTCGTTTAGTGCCATCAATTTCAGCATTAGCATTATCAGCCCTCAATTTATCAATCTTATCCTGAGCAGCTTTTACTAATGCTTGATTTTCTAAAGCCTTCGTATAATTCTCACAAGCTGTTTGAGCTTCTTTTGAATTAGCTGTTTCAACCGTTAAATTCCCAAAATATTCAGGGCTAATCTCGTTCAGTTTTCTAACGGCTTCCTGTCTTTGCCCTAAGCCTTTTGTTTCATCGGCTGCAACTTTCAATAACTCTTCTGTTGCAATTTTCTGATCAACAATATTCTTTTTTGCTTCTTTCTGAACATCATTAACAGCTTTTTGTGATACAGATAACTCTTTTGCCTTATTTGAGAAATAATAAATAGCAGTACCTACAGCCACCAAAGCTACTGCTAAAGCCATCCAAGGATTTGCCATTGCTGCTGCATTTAATAACACCATTGCATTCTTTACAGCTTCAAATACCTTAATCATAGCTCCCCAACCTGTTATTAACTTAGGAATAACATTTGAAATAATAAACCCAAGTCCAAAAAGTAATGGACCAATAGCAGCTACAACAGCTCCGATACCAATAACCCACTTCTTTTGTGTTTCCGTTAAAGAACCTATCCAACCTAATAAACTGGATATACTTTCAATTACAGAAGTTATAGCAGGTAATAATATTTCACCAAATCCAATTCCAGCACCTTTTAATTTAGACATTGCTTCTGAAAATGCCTGTGCTGGATTCTTTGCCATATTTAATGCCATATTTAATTCCCCAGAAGCATTAGCAGTAGCATCCATTGCAATTTTAAGTTTATCCGTTTCAGAAGAAAGAACCATGAATGCTTGTTTTGCTTGTTGATCTTTTAGCCCTATGCTTTCTAACCACTTTGATTTTGCTTCATCGTTCATTCCGTTCATCTTATTACCAACCTCGGTAAAAATATCAGATAAACCACGCATTTTTCCAGATGTATCAAAAACGGATATTCCTGCTTTCTTTAAACCACCTGTAATTTCTGATTTTCCCAAAGCATTAAAAGCGTTCTGTAATAACATAGTAGATGAAGCTGCGTCATTTCCTTTCCCGGTCATATAAGCAAATGCACCAGCTGTTTCCTTCCAAGAAACACCAACACCTTTTGCAGAAGCTATTAATGAAGGGACATAATTAGCAAAATCAGCAAATTCACCTGCTCCAACTCTTTTTGCAGCAAATAAAACATCAGTAACCTCTTGCGCAGTAGCTTTTCCTGCACCAATAGCTGAAAGAGATTGTGCCAAAGCCCCGGAAACAACAGATATATCTGTAAATCCAGCCTTTGCTCCTTTTAAAGCTGCTGTAAAAATTTCAGTTGATAAAGTAGCATCTCCTGTTTGTGATATAATCTTTTCGTATGCTTCTGGCACTTTTGAAAGGTCTGCTCCTGCTTCCATCCCAAGTTTATAGATTTGATCTCCCAAAGCTTTTAAACCTTCTTTTGGTAATTGTGCAGTTGTATTAATTTTTGCCATGCCTTGTTCCCAATCAACAGCTAACTTTCCAGCAGCTATACCAGCACCTATTAAAGGTGACGTAAGAAACATTGACATAGATTTACCAGTATTTTTCATTGAATCTCCAATAGTGGTTAGCCCTCGGAATTGCTGTTTTAATGCTTCTGCATTCTTTTCAGCCTGATCGGAAAACTTATTCAGGGCAGCGTTTGCCTGTCCTAATGCACCTTTTAACGGAGTTACATCACCACCAATGGTTGCTATTAATGTCCCAATATTCATTCTGGTTTTCCTTTCTTTTCGTTATACCTTTTTCCGATACGTTGGAAGAAACTTTTTAGATGTTCTGTAGATTGAGGTTTTGTTTTCTCCACCTTATCCCATTCAAATCGTTCTATCTCTTTACCGTCTTTAAACATAAATCCAGATTTTAAAGACTTTCCTGCTGAGTTCCAAATGTTCTTTATTATTAATCTTGCTGATTCAAATTGTATCTCTTTCTGGAACTTATATTGTTGTGTTTCATTCTCATTTTTTGTTCTTATCGCCCAGTCAAATTCTACTGGTGTCATTCTGTAAAATTCATGTACCGTTATTCCTAACCGGGCAACTGCTATTCCCGCCAGTTCATCAAAGTTTATACCTTCAATATTTTGACGGACGGTTTTACGTTTTTTGGTGCTTGTCCTCCTATACTCTGTAATGAAGGTTCTTTCTGGAAAAATTCAGGGATGAAACCTATGAACTCAAAAAAGCAAGCATCCAAAACTTTTGGTATATCTTTTTCTTCGATCAATAGTTCCTGATTCATTTCCCAAGCACCTGCTTGTAGTGCTGCATAGAACAGTGGTTCATATAAAGCAACGTCTTCGTCAATCTCTTCAAACCTTTTTCCACTTGTTTCTTTTAGGACTTTCATTGCCCAATAAGATACCCGAACTGGGTACTCTTTTTCCTGATATTTAATAAACTTTACCATGATTTTTATGTTTTTGATTAAACATTTTGTTAAATTATAACTCCCTGATACTTAATTAGTAAAACTTTCTCCAACCCACCTATATACTTATACCTTTTTTTAAAAAAACTTATTAAATCGCCTTAAAATAGCCTTAAATAAAAGATGGTTGTTTTTGGATAAAATCAAATTCATGATTAGAATTTCATTTATTTAGATTAAATCTAAATACAAATTATGCTCCTGAACTTGTATTTTCAGTAACAAATTTACCAGTAATTTTAAACGTGACATCATTTTCAATTACTGCTCCCATGTCAATTGCAAAACCTAATTTAGTACATAACGCTTCAAATTCTACGGTCGTTGTACTTGTATCAGGAAAAACAATTTTGTAATTTCCGGGAATATCAGATTCAAAATCTTCATCAATCAGATCGTAATTTGTGCGGTCAAAATGCATCTTGACTGTAAAATCACCCGACTCTTTCATCCCACCGAGAAACTCCTTGTAATTGTCATCCGAATCAAAAGTTGTAACCTCAATAGCGTCCCGTGACTTTTCTGGTCCACCCATTTCTGAGATTACATTTGCTATTTGAATCCATGCCAAACTATTCGTCCATCTCCAGAACGTTGTTCCAATTCCTTTTGTGGCTTTTGCTTTGCCCATAATTTAACTCCTTTCTATGTTAAAATTCATAATTAAAATAACTCTATTATTGTCATCCCACTCCAGAACAAATGGTCCATTCTGGTGAAAGATTGATAAATATTTTGTGCTGTTTATTTCTGTATTCGATATAGGGGAAAGGACATCTTTTATTGAATCTGCTAATGCCCACCCTGTTTCATAGGATTTATTCCGAACCCTTATCTGGATTGAATTTTCATAGATTATAGAATCACCTTCCATATCTGGTTTGTCTGCCCCTGCTGAGGTATCATAAATCGTTACCGTATTTTCAGGTGTTGATGGTTCCCGAGCGATGAATAGGTTCGTGGCAAATACCAATCCCAAACCAGAATTTGCTTCCAACCAATCTTTTATATCTATACTTGGTGTGTTCATATTAGTCTATTTTAATGTTATCCTTAATTATTTGTACAATAACAGCGTGATTTCTGTTTAACGCTTTCTCATAAAACTTTGGGCCAGCTCCAGGTCTAAAACCAGTTTGCCTTGCTTTTGTTGTTGCTCCCGGACGTGGTTGTTGAAATTTACCTTCCATATTTTCATGAACAAACTCAGCATAAGCAGCAGAAAATCCAGCAATCAGAATAGGTTTTGTCAGACTTGGTACAGGTGTAACAAACCAACTTGCTTCCAAATTTCTTGTATCAATAGGAATGGTTGGTTCAGTTTTTGCCATATCCCTACGAATAACAATAGCAGCTTTTAATAACCCTTTCATTGTCTTACCTTGAATAGCCTGAACTTCTTTATTCAAGTTTTTCATTACATCGTCCAATCCTTTTAAATAAGTTTCTGCCATAATCGTTACAAGTAATAAGTTCTTACAAATTGATCTGTCTTTTTTATCATTGATACCTTTTCCCGGGATATAATTTCAAACACCCCTGAAAATAATGTTAGATCAATTAACCCACCAGAACTTGTTTCTGATTGATCCCAAAGATCATCTAATGTGCCAAGAAACAAACGACCTTCCACATCCAAATCTTCTGGACAAAGTATTGTAGCAGTGGAAGTGATTTCCTTACCTTCTTTACTTATCACTACTTTGTACTTTTCATCCCACCGAACCATTATCTCAACAGGATAATCGAATGTCATCCCACCAAATCCATCCGGTACTGGGTTACCCCAATAAACAGCGGTTTGAACACAAACTTTTCGTATGAATGATTCTATTCCCATATCCGTTAATAAGTTGTAGGAACAGCATAAATACTTGCTGCTTTCCCGGTTAATCCAGCCAACGTTCCTGTTGAATCTAATGCTACGGCTGTCTGCCCGTAAGAAGTAGAATCAAACCCTGAACCCCAATCACCTGTATA